GCCGCTGCGGCCTGCCGGGCGTCGCCGCCTACCACCGCAAAGCATTTCTGTCCTTCCACTGCAAGCCCCCCTCCCACATGCTCGGTGTGCCATCCTATGCAGAGGCTGTGCCGAGGGTGCAAAAAGGCCCGGCAGACGCTTTACAGCATCCGCCGGGCCTTACTTTTATTTGGGATTCAGGAGTGCGCCTTAGTGGCCGCAGCTCTCGCCGCTGCAATGGTCGCAGTCCTCTTCCAGCTTGCCCACGATGGGTTCCGGGTCGATGCCCTGACGACGGTAGTAGTCGGACAGAGCGGATTTGACGGCCTGCTCAGCGAGAACAGAGCAGTGGACCTTGATGGGAGGCAGACCTTCCAGAGCCTCGACAACGGCCTTGTTGGTCAGCTTCAGAGCCTCGTCAATGGTCTTGCCCTTGATGAGGTCGGTAGCCATGCTGCTGGTTGCGATAGCAGCGCCGCAGCCGAAGGTGAGGAACTTGACGTCAACGATGACGTTGTTCTCGATCTTGAGGTACATCCGCATGATGTCGCCGCACTTGGGGTTGCCGACTTCACCCACGCCGTTTGCGTCGGGGATCTCACCCACGTTGTGCGGATGTGCAAAATGCTCCATGACCTTTGCGCTATACATACCTGCCATTTTAGTTTTCTCCCTTCAGGCTGAAGTGACGGGCCGTGTTCTGGCCCTGCAGCCACATACAACTCATAGCACGACGGCGGGGAATGACTTCCTCCAGCACATCGCACAGATATTTCGCTTCTTCCATCGTGTTCTGCGGGCCAAAGGTGAACCGCATGGAACCGTGGCCGATCTCTTCCGGCACACCGATGCTCAGCAGCACGTGGCTGGGGTCAAGGCTGTCGGAGTTGCAGGCAGAGCCGGTAGAGGCGCAGATGCCGTGCATATCGAGGTCGAGCAGGATGGTTTCGCCCTCCAGACCCGGGAAGCTGACGTTGACGTTGCCGGGCAGACGATGCTCAAGGCCGCCGTTCAGACGGGCCTCGGGGATGTTCTTCAGGATGCGGTCGATGACGTAGTCACGCAGCTCCTTCTCGTGGGCCATGCGCTCTTCCAGATGCTCGGTCGCCATCTCGAGGGCCTTGCCCATGCCAGCGATGCCGGCGACGTTCTCAGTACCGGCGCGGTGGCGTGCTTCCTGGCTGCCGCCGTCGATGAGGTTCTGGGGCCAGATGCCTTTGCGGCAGTACAGAGCGCCCATGCCCTTGGGGCCGTTGAACTTGTGAGCGCTCATGGACAGCATATCCACGCCCAGCTCCTTGACGTCCACGGGGATGGCACCCACAGCCTGAACCGCATCGGTGTGCATCCAGACGCCGTGCTTGTGGGCGATCTCAGCGATCTCCTTGATGGGCTGGATGGTGCCGATCTCGTTGTTGGCCATCATGATGCTGATGAGGGCGGTGTCGGGGCGGATAGCAGCCTCGACATCCTCCGGACGGATGTAGCCCTCCGTGGTGGGCTTGATATAAGTGACTTCGAAGCCCAGACGCTCGAGAGCGGCCATGCTGTGCATGATGGCGTGGTGCTCGAAAGCGCTGGTGATGAGGTGCTTCTTGTTCTGGCGGGCCTTGGTGAAGGCAGTACCCTTCACAGCCCAGTTGTCGGCCTCAGAGCCGCAGCCGGTGAAGAAGATCTCGGACGTGGAGGCGTTGATGGCCTTTGCCACCTGTGCGCGGCCCTTGTCCACGAACTCCTTGGCCTCATAGCCCACACTATAATGGCTGCTGGGGTTGCCGCAGGCACCGTTCAGTGCCTCGACCATCACAGCCAGTGCTTCGGGAGCGCAGGCAGTGGTAGCAGCGTTATCCAGATAAACCACTTTTTCTGTGTTTTCCATAGGAATGGTTCCTTTCTGCTAAAATACGGGAGCACCGCGCCTTCCAGGGGGCCGGGGCGCTGCCGCATATATTCCATTTGACGGAATAGTTATATCATATCATTCCCTAGTATGTCAATGGGAATACTCGAATTTCGTGATTCAGTCACATTTCCGGCCTTTTCCGGTGAGTTTTCCCAGCAACACCTTCCATTTCGGGTAGCCCCAGCGCTTGTCTTCGTCGAAATCGTCGGCCAGCTTCCACGGGAAAGGGCTGCCGTCGAAGTAGAGATTTCCCGCTTCGTCCACGCGGTCCAGCTTTCGGGGCAGATAGTCCTCGTCGTAGTAGCTCTTACGGCGGTCGGGCAGCGCCCAGTGGAGGGTGCCGTCGGCGTCCATTCCCTCGGCCCAGACGCCGAATACAAAGGTCGCCGCCTCGCCGTAGCAGTGCTGCTCCATCCGGATGGCACCGTCGTAGTAGAACTTGATGACTTCCAGCGTGCCGGACTCCTTTTTGCCGTCTTTGCCCAGCGTGGGGCGGTAGTCCTGCTGGTAGCGGCAGCCGCAGTGGGTGCCGGCGAACTGTTTGGCGGTAAACATCTTCTGTCCTTTCTGCTTCTTAGCGCAAGCTGAACGTAAAATCATCGGCAAGGCCGTAAATCGGAGAAGTGAGAAAAATGCGTTTAGCGAAGCGGCTAGCATTTTTCCACTTCGACTTCTCCGTTGGGGTCTGAAAGGGGCGAGCAGCCCCTTTCTCGTGGATCCCTGTCCTTGCCGCGCTAAACACGCGGCATTTGCTTCGCAAACCGGACTGTCGGCTTGAAAGCCCCAGTGGGGCTTTCATGGCTTCGCCACCGCCGAGCCTCTCAATCGCGGGTGCTTTTCTGGTTCTCTTTTGGCACGCAAAAGAGAACTTAGCCCCAATGCAAAAGCGCTCTGACCCCGCGCCACAGGCGCGCGACGCCGCTCTCCGTCACATTAGAAATGCCCCTCAAAGTCCCCTTCGATTTCATAGGGCCAGCTGAGGATGCCGCCCAAATCATAGATATTGGTATAGCCCAGCGCATCCAGCTTCTGAACGGCGTCAGCGCTGCGGCGGCCGGTGCGGCAGTAGACCAGCCAGGGTGCGTCCTTGTCGGGCAGCACCTCGGCAGCGCGGCTCGTCACCTCACCCAGCGGCAGCAGTTTTGCGCCCGGGATATGGCCCACTGCGTACTCGTCCGGCTCCCGCACGTCCACAGCCTGTGCCTTTTTCGCGTCCAGCAGACGGATGGCGGCTGCGGGCTCGATCTTCTGTATCATAAGTGTCTCTCCTTATATCTCTTGTTGCATCATCTTATGATAACAGATATTTTTTGTTCTAGCAAGATGACTTTTCGATATTTCCGCGTCCGGAGCAAAAGGCAGGTTTTTTCACTTTCCAAAAGCGGGTAGTCGTGGTATACTGGAAGGCAAGCAAGGAGAAAACCGCTATGAAATTTTCCACCAAGAGCCGCTATGCGCTGCGGCTGATGGCCGAGCTGGCCCGCTACGCCCCGGGTTCTACCGTCTCGCTGAAGGAGATCAGCGAGCGCCAGCAGCTGAGCCTGAAATATCTGGAGCAGATCGTCACCCCGCTGGCCCGCGTGGGCCTCGTCAAGAGTGAGCGCGGCAGTCAGGGCGGCTACCGCCTGACCAAAGCCCCCGCCGACTACACCGCCGGTGAGATCCTGCGCGCCATTGAGGGCAGCGTTGCCCCCATCCCCTGCCTCGGCAGCGAGACCAACGAATGTCCCATGTCTGACCAGTGCTTCACTCTGCCTTTCTGGGCCGGCCTCGACGAGGTCATCAACCAGTACATCGACAGCGTGACCCTCGAGCAGCTGGCCCAGAGCCTGCCTGCCGTCAAAGAGGGCTGCGGCTGCTGCGGCACCAAGTCCTGATTTTTCCACCCCGGGATTGACTCCGCGTCCAAAAAAAGGTATACTATCTAAGTATCACCGCCGGGGTGTTGCGCAGTTGGTAGCGCGCCTGCTTTGGGAGCAGGAGGCCGCGAGTTCGAGTCTCGCCACTCCGATATGAATAAAACCCACGATGAAACGCTTGAAATTTGGCGTTTGTCGTGGGTCTTTTTGTTCGATATGAAGGGCAAAATTGCCCATTTGTGCGTTATTTGTGCGTTATTGCCTCAAAAACTGCCCTGCGCGGCGCTCTGGTCGCCCTGAACACAGGACACAAGAGCGGCATATCTGGCCTTGAAGATGTCCATAAGGACTTGCACCGCTCGGCCCTGCTGCACCGCGTTCCCCTCCTCGGTCGCGTCGTCCACCATCTTGATACACACAGCCACATCCCCCATAGCGATCACAGCACTTTCCACGTCAACACGGTTCATTGTAAAAATCTCCCTTCAAAATAAATCCCGGCAGGCTTCTCCTGTTCCGCCGGGTCAGCGGTTTGTTTCAGGCGTTCAGGGGCTTCACTTGGGACGCTCCAAAGAATGACGCGCGGTAGGTCTGGCCGTCGCCCTTGCTGGAATGGATGAGAACCACTTGGAAAAGGGCCTTTGCACCATGCAGGACTTCGCACCCGGCGGCTCTCCACCCTGCCCATGTGTTGACTTCCTCGGTCACCCCGGCGGCGGTCTGGGCTTCGCTGATGCGCTGGGCGTTGATGGGCTGCGCCTTTGCGCTGTTCCATGCCCGGTGCAGGCATTCGGCAAAAGCGGCTGTGCCTTTGCGGTAGAGCTTCCATGCCTTGTGCATGATCTCAGAAAGATTGTACTTCATGTGATAGCCTCGCTTTACTTTGCGGGCCAGCCCTGCTATACTGGGCTTGACCCTGTTGTTGGGTTTGGCTCGGTGTTGTAGTTGGTAGCTCTCACCGGGTCATTTTTCATATACAGCGGCGGGAGTGGGTTACTGACTTAGCATGCGTTCACGGCTTACAGCGCTTCCGGTTCTTACTTCGCCCCTTGCCTTCCGGTCGTGCTCCCTTGCTGTGATTCTATTATAGTACTGTTTACCGTACAAGTCCATTGACGGATTCAACAAGGTTTACAGTGTGTTTCTGTGCATATTTGTACTGTTAACCGTTCTGATTTTGTGATATACTGTTTACAGAACAGGAGGGAAAGAAATGGTTACTGAGGCAAGAAAAAGAGCCAATGCCAAATGGGACAAAGAAAACATGGTCGTTCTGGCCTGCAAGGTCAAGCGGGAAACGGCTGAACAGTTCAAGGCTGCTTGTGCCGCACAGGGAACAACGTCCAACGCTGTTTTGCAACAGGCGGTAAAAGCCTATTTGCAGCAGGCCCCCGCACAGGAGCCGCCCCGCGCCGCCGGGGATTCGATGCAGGACGATGAAACAGAGGCCCGGCGGGCGGCTGTTCTGGCAAAAATCAAGGAGCTGTAAAAGGCTGGGAAGGATGTTGAACGATGCCAGACCACGCCAAACAGGTTGGCGTACTGTGCCAGCACGTTATTGATCTGCTGGGCTTGACCATGAAAGAAGGGCAGAGTATTCTACTCGGTGAATCCAACATTGCCCACATGGTCAGCAACCACCCGGCAGATTATGCCCTGTATGGGGAGTATATCCCGCTGATTCTGTCTGCGCCGGACTATGTAGCCCTGAATGCAAAGGACAGCTCGATTGAATACGTCAAGGAAGTTCAGGTAAACAGCATATACGTCAAGGTGGCTGTCCGTGTTTCGGCTCGTGGGCAGCTCTTTGCCCGGTCGATTTATCGGCTGAACACAAACCGCGTTCTAAACTTTATCGAAAAAGGCACGTTGAAGCGGTATTGAATCAAACAGAACGATTTGACATTTTTTCGCGTTCTGGTATAATAGACTTGCAAAGAGAACCAGAGGACGGAACAGGCAGCCGTCGCCCATTGTTAGGAGATGCGGGAAGCGTCACCCCGCCTGATTCTCGAACAGAAAGAGGCCGTTGCAGAGATGCAGCGGCCTTTTGCTATAAGCTGGGGCGCGTCTGATCTGCCCCATTGAGAAGGGAGCCTTATATGCTACACGTCGTTAAAATTGGCGAAAGCTATGTTTGCCCGGTCTGCGGCAAGTACACGTTTGAGTATGCCGGGGACTTTGATATTTGCCCGGTGTGCAACTGGGAAGATGATCTTTGCCAGCTCGAAAACCCGGATGAAGAAGACTGTGCCAACCACATGAGCCTGAACCAAGCCCGCGAGGCGTGGGCGCATGGTCGGCGGGTCGATGAATGGGAAGACGAATAACCCGCCGGGCGGGTATAGTATGGAGGTTGCAGTTGTGCGGCCTCCTTTTTGTTTTGCCTGTGCATACTCTCGCAACGTCTGGCAAGCACCTAGAACGGGCGATGCACTGCCCGGCGGGAAAGTTGATGCAGACATAAAGAAAAGCCCTCGCGCCTCTGTTTCTGAGGCCGTGGGGGCTTCGTGGGTCATGCGGCGAGTAGGTTACTCACCCACAACGCCGTTGTTGCATGTTTCGCTGTCTTCGGGCCGTTCCTCTTCCGGGACATACTGCACAACAAGCTGCGGCTTGCCAGCTGCATCAATGACCGGGCTGATGTGGATAGCGTCACCGTGGTTTGAGCCGGTGTTGTCCGTCCAGCCCTCAAAGAATAAGCACAGCCCTTCCCCTGCATCGTTGACGATGTAGTGGACAGCCTTGCCCTTGAGGGTGTTTTCCAGTTCGCGGGTACTGATTTCGGTGAATACGTTCATGTTTTTATTCTCCTTTGCGGTTGAGGTGTATCTTCAGAGATGCCGGACTGCATCCCTTGAGCCTGTTTTGTGGGGGCTGTCCGCCGGACGGTCCCGGCGGCTGGTGCGCACCTCTGCTTCTTCTGCAAAGCGCTTTTGTAGGAAGTATTTCAGCAGGGTCAGGAAAGATTTCTCTCTCGTCTCGTCGAATGCCTGCACGGTGTCATAGACGGCGAAAAAGCTGGCTTGCACAAGGTCTTCAGCGGTCGTCATGCCTGCTGTGTGGTTCTTCGCATAGTAAACGGCCTTTTTCTTGACAAAGCCTTTCACCGCGTTCCATAAGTCCAAAAGCGTTTCCTCGCTGCCGTCTCTGGCACGGACAGCAAGCGCGTTCAGTTTAGCTTTTTCCAATGGGTTCTCCTGCTTTACTCTAAACCATCATCAAACGCGGAAAGCCTGCGCAACTCCTCATCCGTCAAGCTGTCGAATGGGTTCAACGTGCCAGCGGCAGCACGTTCCAGAGTGAGCGCCTTTGAAAGCAGCTCGGAGGCCTTGAGCCTGTCGGCCTGCTTGGCCTCCTGATCTCGCATTGTGGTTGTCCAAAAGCTGCGGATTTCTTCAAGGGTCGCTGTGTTCTCGGCCATGATCTCCGCGTTACGGTCGGCCAGATATTCCCGAATGTCGGCATATGTCAACAGCCGCTGGCCGATGCTCCGGGCGGTTCTGGCACTGTACCCGGCTTTCCTCGCCGCCTCCGCTGCGTTCCCACACTTGAGGTAGGCTTCACAAAATGCCCGTTGTCTTTGGTTCATGGTCTGGCTGCCTGTTCTCCGCCCTCGGCTCCTCCCGGCGGTCTTGTGGTGTCCTTCATGCCTTATCCCTCCATTCCTGATCTGCCATGTGGCCGCTCGGTGTACTCGCTGCACTCCGGGCGGCTTTTTCTTTTTGGCTGTGCCAAAATGGCATAGTGCAAGGCCTCTACTTGTGCCAAAATGGCATAGTGTAGTTGTAACAAACCGCCTTATACTGTGCCAAAATGGCATAGTGCGAATACGATGGTACGTTGCTTTCTATTTTGCCGCACTATGCCAAAATGGCACACATATACTATATATAGCCATGTATTGCCAAAAAACTAAGGCGGTTCTAACCAGCGGAAACAAAACTGGTAGTCGTTTTCTGTACGAGTATTTTTTCCGCTTCTTATGATCTCTATAAAACCGGTGGCTTCGAGCTCCTGCAAGTACCTTCTGCCCGTTCTCACTGGGATTCCTAAAGCCTCCATTCTGGATGCAGGAAACTGAAAGTTGCGCTCTCCTGCCGCCTCCATCGCTGCAAGAAGATAAAAATATCTAGCTCCGACAGTTAAGGAAATAAAGCGCTTGTTGTGTACCAACGTGTCACCCACTTGTATAAAACGCCCTTCCTTTTGGTTTGCGGATGCGGTAAGCCAACGCTTTATTCTGCCGTCACTCTTACCAGTGCGCCCCATATCAGATTACCCATGACGGCTTTCCAGCTCCGCCGGGTCGTCACCTTCGTTGAAGTAGGCGGCAAGACTGTCCATATTGACCAACCAGCGGTTGCCAGCACAGACAAAGCGCACCTTGCCGGCGCGGCAGAGCGTCCGAATGTAGGCGGCGGTAACTCCGAACTGTGCAGCGGCTTCTTTTACGGTTGACATGTTTGGATATGTGATAGCGTTTGACATTTTTGTACTTTCCTCCGTTGACTTTGGGTTGATTCCGTGATAATATCGTATCACATGATATGAATTTAGTAAATATTATGTTTTTCTTGGTATTATCTTAATTATTGTCGGAATCCTTATAACTCTAACCTGAAACAGTAAGAAAGCGATATAAAGTATGGGAACAAAACATGAATCAGCAATCAAAACTGATAACTCTCTCAAAATAAAGCAGGGGCGACGGGCAAAGGCGGCAATTATCAGAACAGGAATGCAACAGGGAGATTTTGCTATTAGTGTTCTCCATGTTACGCCGCAACATCTATCAAACGTCGTTACGGGAAAGCAAAATTTAACAGAGGACAATGCGAGAATCATAGCCAACGCGGCGGGCGTTCGTCTGGAATGGCTGTTCTGTAAGGATGACTACATGACAGAAGAAGAAATTGAAGCGGCCGCAAAAAAGGCCGAATATGCTGCGCTTGATCTTGCGTCAAAGTTGTTTGCTGTCGATGATGCACTTGAAAAAGCATTAGCTCAGAAACTGCAATTTGAAAGCCTGTGCAAAAAAACATCAATTTCAGATAAAACAATCAATTCGTTCAAGAAGGAAGTTCTCCATTACGTCGATTACCTTGCAGAAAAAATTATTAGGGAGGCGCTAAAGAATGGCTCAGATCGTGAAGCGAAAGAATAAAAACGGCTCCACTTCCTACCTGTTCCGGGTGTCTACCGGGTATGATCGGAACGGCAAGCAGGTCACAACGTCCCGCACCTTCACCCCTCCGCCCACCTTGACCGGGCGCAAGCTGGAAAAGGAAGTGCGCCGCCGGGCAGATGAGTTTGAACGGGAAGTGCATAACGGTCTTGCTCTCGATGCAGATATGAAGCTGGATGACCTGATAGACCGCTGGTTTTCGGAGTACATCGACAAGAAGTGTAAACCCAAAACCGGGGTAGAATATCGGTATCTTAGGCCGCGTATCTCTGCGGCGCTGGGCCACATGAGGGTAAGCCAGATAAGGCCCTCGCACCTGATGGCCTTTTATTCCAGTCTGGAAGAGGCAGGAGCGCGGCGGGATTCTGTATATCTGGCTACGTCTGCCCTCCTCAAAGAGCTGCCACGCGGCAAGCGGCAGGAGACCGCAAAGGCTGCGGGTGTAGGTGGGCGCACAATGACCTGTGTTTGCAACGGAACGCCGGTAAGCCGGGCCTCAGCTGAGAAGGTAGCCCGCGCCGCCGGGGTGATCTTCTCCAAAGCGTTCACCGAACAGGTCAAAGAGGGCGGCAAGCTCAACGGGAACACGGTGCAGCACTATCACCGGATGTTGTCCAGCGTCTTCACAAAGGCTGTGCAATGGGGCATTGTGGAGGATAACCCGGTAAAGCGGGCAGAACCGCCAAAGGGAGAAGCTGTTGAAGTGTCCTATCTGGAAGAGGCCGACGCCGCGCGGCTGCTGGCTGCGCTGCATGATGTTCCGCCACAGTACAGCGCTATGGTGCAGCTTGGTTTGTTCACAGGGATGCGCCGGGGCGAGATTTGCGGCCTGCGTTGGTCAGATATTGATTTCAATGCCTCCACCATCTCCGTAAACCGCACAGTGGAATACATCCCGCATGAGGGGCTTATCTTCACAGCACCAAAAACCAAAGCGTCAAACCGTACCTTCAAGGTGGGCGCAAACTGTATGGATATGCTGAGGGAGTACCAGCTCTATCAAAAGGCGGAACGGCTGCGCGTTGGGTCGATGTGGGCGCGTACTGTGCAGGTGGAGAACGGAAAGACGGTGCAAAATGACCTGTTGTTTACCAGCTGGGACGGAACACCCTTTGATCTGGAAAGATTGACAACATGGTTCCCGCACTTCCTGCGGGCGCATGATCTCCCGGCGGTGCACTTCCACAGCCTGCGGCACACCTACGCAAGCCTGATGATAGCCGCCCATGTTCCCATCACAACGGTTTCGGGCCGTCTGGGCCACGCTCAGACCTCCACCACCACGGATATTTACGCGGGGTTCATCCGTACAGCAGACGCGGCAGCGTCGGACGCAATGGAAATTGTTTTTGACAACATCCGCGAAAAGAGCCGGGCATAAAAAGAGCGGGCAAAGGCCGCTGTATAATACCTCTGTCCGCTTTATCGCACTGCTGTTTTGTGCGTTATTTGTGCGTTATTCATCCAAAATGAAACAAAACCAAAGAGAATCGCTTTGAATAAATATGACGGTGATTCAACATAAAATAAGGCGATTTGCAACCATTCAATCCGATTTTGGGCATATTTGGGAGCAGGAGGCCGCGAGTTCGAGTCTCGCCACTCCGACCAGACAAAAATAATCCGAACTTGTTTCCGATAGGAGATGGGTTCGGATTATTTGTTTTCTTCGGAAAACTCAATAGAGGTTCCCGACAGAAGATGAAATCCGAAATCATAGATTGACCGATACAAACCAAACAATGATTTCAGGGGGACAAGATTATGAAGTACGATGCAAGAGCTTGCAAGTTTAACATGGACACCGGGTGCGTGGAGTTGCTACTCCGGGATGGGCGCAAAATTTCCATTGATTGCACCGGGGTCGAGGATACGCTGGATGTCACTATGGCGCAGAGGGCAGAATTGGATTACCTCATCTACAACGACCCGCTGGCGTATGCTGAACTGATTCTGAACGGCGAACCGGAGGAATATTTGAAGAACGTGGCTGGGAGTCACGGACTAGAGGACTGAACGCAAAAACAGGGTGCGCCCTGCCGGACGCACCCTGAAAAATCCACACACGATAAGTAAGGCAGGGAGTTCCCCATCGGGAACTTCCTGTTTTTCTTTGCCGGAGAGATGAGCCTGTTCTGCCTGCCACGCAGCAAACTCCCGCTGACCTTCCTCGCTGTTCCAGCAGGCAAGAATCGCCGGGTAGAATGCCCGTGCCAGACGTTCGATGGCTTCATCGGGGTAAGGGGAAAGATTTGTGGATTTTTTCTTCTTGTTCAAACGCACACTCCTCTGATCGTCCCACTGCAGCGAAGGCGGGCGGGAAAATCAGGATTCCATTTCACATCAGGCGCAAGGGCGCGGAAGTTTTCTGCCCTGCACTTGCTTTTGGTGGATTCATTGATGGCTTACAAGTGCCTGTCGTTATGCGGTCTTTTCAGCTTCTTCGATGCTTTCAGAAAGAATCTGCTCCATGCAGGCTTCCAACTCATTCAGGTAGTGGGCTGGCCGCTGCATGGCATAGCGGAGAACTTTCTGCTTTTCTGGGTCAGACAGGTAGCTCTGGTTATTTTTGAGCACTCGTTTCCATGTGTTTCGCATCATTTCTGTGGCCATGCTCAGGGTTTTGTAGACCTTCATGCACTCGTCCGGGACTTGGTAGCCTTTGAACTGTTCGGGGTTGGATATGGGCATCGGAACCGGCTCATCTGCTTTGGGGTCTGCGTTTGCAGTTTCCATCGCTTTCGTAATCTCCGGGTGCATGATCTCAGCAAAGACATCCTGCCGTTTGTCAGGACTGCTCAGCACGAGCTTGGACATTTCTTCGTTGGTGAACTTCACTTCGCCGGAAAAGACTTTCTGCTTGATGCCAGGAGAGAGGTTGTCCGCGATGTCGATGCCTCGTGTATAGTGGCTGGCACGGAGAACAGAGGCACGGCTGACACCGTTTTCTTCTGCGATTCGGTCGCAGGTTTTCTTCCCGGAGTGGTGGTTATCATCGTGAGTACCACCACTTTTCTTTGCTAAAGTGTACTGATTGCCCCGAAAGATTTTTGCAGCCTTCTTCTCGGCTTCGTACTGCTTCCCAAGCAGATAGCGTTTCTGTTCGGGACTCAGGTTTCGCCGTCCCAACTGATTCCGGCAAATCCACGCAATGGCTTCTTCGCGGTTCTCAAATCGGAGCGGCATGGTGGAAAAATAAATCTCAGGATGCTTCTGGAGAATGGCATAACGATTGTGGCCGTCAACAAGGGTGTTGTTCCAAACGATCAAAGGAGAGAGCAGCTTGCCTTCCTTGAGGATGTTCTCTTCCAGCTGCTTGTACTCATCGTCCGTCAGCGGCGGGATCTGATTCTGGAACTCCGGGTCAATTTTCAGATTGATCATACGCACAACTCCTTATCTCTCATGATGCTGCGTCCGTTCGTCCTCACGGAAAAACAGAGCAACATTCTGTTTCGCGTCTTTCAGTTTGAGCAGTTCCTCTTTGGCTTCCTTGTACTGCTCGTAGAATTTTGCCTTTTCGGATGCCAGCTGCGCATACTCGGCTTCCAGCTTTTTCGGGCTGGGCAGCTTGGTGATATCATTTGCCTTGAAATAGGCTGCTGCCGCCCGGTGCGCTGTCAGCTCTGCACGGTGCTGTTCTTCAAAGGCTGCGGGTCGTTTTGCAGCTTTTAACTGCTGTGCAACGCTCTTGGTGCTGGTGTAGGCTGCGACCTGATAGCGCAGCTCTTTGTTGGCTTTCATGCGACCTTCGAGATCTTTCACCACCGCCAACGAGTCGTGATACTTGGCTTCCAGTTCGGCGATGCGCTGGTTCAGGGCGTCCTCGTTGGTCAAGCCCTTTTCCTGCAGAAGCTTCACGGTCTGTGCCATAATTTTGAGATTGTGTTTCGTGAGCCAACGCTTATAGCCAATGCCCTTGCCCTCGGTCATCCTCGACTGGATGTCGATCAGTTTCCCGATAGTATCCTGTTTGAACTGAACCTTGGGTTTGCGTTCGGCATTTGCCTGCAACGTGGCAAGCACTGCCGCCTTATCGAACTTGTCACCGAGATGTTTCGCCCGGATGAACTTTGCTCTTCCAGCAGGCAGATAACTTAGGCATCCACGGCTTTCCTTGACCGCGATGCCATACTGCTGCATGAGCTTGTCAGAGAAATCTTCAATGCTGGTGGCACAGTACAGCACCGAAGAAATCTGTTTCCGCAGGGTATCTTTTACGGTTTCAAACTTCTTCTGCCGGGGCTGCTGTCCAGCTGCGGTGAGGGCTGCGTTTTCACGGTCAAGTTTCAACTGGCCGCGCCTGCGCGCCCAATACTCAGCTTCGCTCACACGCTCTTTCGAGCCGTTGAGCAGGTCAATCTGGTACAGTCCGGCACCCTCGCACAGCTCCATGACCTCGACACGGAGGTGCCGCATGGTCTGGGCGGTGCTGGAGTGCTTCATACCCTCACGCCAATCGCGGGGCTTCTGCATATAGGGCTTACGTTCCACCTCGCGCATTCGGATGCTGCCGATCACGATGTGGACATGGATGTTTCCCGAATGGTTGTGCCCATCGGGGTGAGTGCAGACGATGGCAGGATGACCGGGGAAGTTTTCCTCGCAGAATTTCAGGCCAAGTGCCTGTGCCTTTTCCATGGTCAAGCCGTTGTCGGCTGCATCGCGTGGGTCGAAGCTGATGATATACTGATGGCTTTTAATATCATCTGGGTGGTTGTTCTTGTTGTACTTTCGGTTTGCCAGCAGACAGGCAGTTGCAAACGAGAAATCGCCGCACTCAAGGGTGTCGAGCAGGTACGAATCCCGCAGCTTCGGCTTTCCCTGTTCATCCAAAAGTGGCTTCCCGGTGAACGCATCATGCTGGTAAACGAGGTACGTTTCGATGGCGGTGTAGTCCGAGTTTTTAGAGCTTATATGCTTGAGCGTTGCCATACAGTTCACCCAGAACTTTCTCGGCGTGGAGCCGGAAGGCAGTCAGGTCTGCAAGTTCGTCAAGGATTTTCGCCCGCAGGTGTTCGGTGTCTGCACCGCCGGAGTTGAAGTGACGTGCAAGTTGGTTGAGGTTGGTGCCCACCCTGCTGCACTGAGCAAGCAGGGTGGAAACAGCGGTCAGGGTTTCTTCTCCGCCGCCGGCAACGACAACAGTGCGCTCGATCTTCGCACTGTGCAGCGCACGGCGGATGAGGGTGGACAGGGAGAGATGAAGGAGTTTTGCTGTGCATTGAAGTTCCAATTTTTCAGTTTCCGTCACTCGGAACTTGATGATGTGCGTTTTGTTGTTCGGCGTGTCGTGGTGCTTGGAATTGCTAGGGATCGGTTGAACATTCGTTTTGGTCATTGTACCTCCTGTCTGTTCGATAACTCCTCGGTGAAGTTATGTAAAGCACGA